ACCGCGAAGATTTTGAGGCGGCGGCGGACGAGATGCACGACAGCCGCTGGCGTCGTCAGGTGCCACAACGCGCCGCTCGGTTGATAACCAGAATGCGGGCTATCGCGTGAATGTTGACGTTGGGCGCGCCGGAGATTTCATCGCCGCTGCGGCGCTTGCGCGGATGGGTGTGCAATGCGTGATAAGTCAGCAAACGGGCTTTGACCTCGTTGCGTTCGTGCCGGAACCAATCCGAATAGAAGTCAAAACCGCGAGTAAACTCAGTAACGAAAACGGTAAATCCTACGCCTTTATGACGTCGCGCGGTAGCAGCAAAAAAGAGCCGATTACGCGCGAAACGTCAGACATGATATGCCTCGTCGCGCTGCCCGAGCGCATAGCGATCTTCCGACACATTGACGAGATCACCGGACGCAATACGCGCGTCCCCGCTGATCAATTTACGCGGGTAAACGAGGAAAAATCCTGGGTTGAAACTGTGGAGTGTTTGTGATGGTTCCCCTTATTAGCGCCATTATGCCGATGGTCGGAGAAGTTGTTGATCGACTTGTGC